GCCGGAAAGTGCAACCGACAAGACGTTCAGAGCGGTTTCCGCCGATCCGTCGAAAGCCACCATTAGTGTGAAAGATATGACAATTACGGTAAACGGCGTGGCGACAGGTAAGGTGCAGATCCCTGTGGTGAGCGGAAATGGTCAGTTCGCCGCAGTGGCTGAAGTCACCGTTACTGAAGCGGGCGCTGCAGGGTAAACGGAGGTAATACATGTTTCTGAAAACAGAACAATTTGAATATAACGGTATGTCCGTCACGCTTTCCGAATTGTCTGCGCTGCAGCGGTTTGATTATATAAAGTTTGTTTCAGACGCAGAACAACAGGAGACAACGAAGCATGATGTCGTGCACATTAACCAGCGATATCTGGAAACGGCATCCCTGCTTGTGGCGATGTCGCTATGGCATACCCATTCCCTCAAAGGCACTCTGGCCTCTCCGGAGACAGAGATGCAGCAGATCCGCCGTGAAGTGATGCTGGGATGGCCTGCTGATGCACTGAATCAGGCAACGAACCGGGTGCTTTATCTTTCAGGTATGCTGGATAACCGGCACGATGCCGATCCTGAACAAACCGGGAAAGCAGAAGCGACTGAGCCGGTAACATCAAAAAAGCATTCGAAGGCGAGCTGAACTTTGTCCTGAAACTGGCGCGAGAGATGGGGAGACCCGACTGGCGCGCCATGCTTGCCGGGATGACATCCACCGAATATGCCGACTGGCGACGTTTTTACTGCACGCATTATTTTCAGGATACCCAACTGGACGCTCATTTTTCCGGGCTGATGTACGCCGTACTCAGCCTGTTTTTTGGCGATCCGGATATGCATCCGGCGGATTTCAGTCTGCTTGCTCCAGCGTGTGAGGAAGAGCAGACGGAGATGCCGGACGAGGAAGAAATGCTGATGCAGAAAGCGACAGGAGTTGCCGGAGGCGTCCGGTTCGGAGGGGACGGAGGGCGCGATATTTCACCTTCTGCGGATGTGGTGGATGTCAGCGAGGATGATGTTGCATTAATGATGGCTTCAGCGGGGATTTCCGGAGGTGTGAGATATGTCCCAGCCAGCGGGTGATCTGGTTATTGATTTGAGTCTGGATGCGGCCCGGTTTGATGAACAGATGGCCCGGGTACGCCGTCATTTTTCCAGTCTGGAGGCGGATGCCAGAAAAACCGCCAGTACTGTTGAACAGGGGCTGAGCCGACAGGCGCTGGCTGCACAAAAAGCCGGGATATCAGTCGGACAGTATAAGGCTGCCATGCGCACACTGCCCGCACAGTTCACGGATATTGTCACTCAGCTTGCCGGTGGTCAGAATCCCTTCCTTATCATGCTGCAGCAGGGGGGGCAGATCAGCGATTCATTCGGTGGACCGCTCAGCCTGCTTACCCTGCTGAAGGAGGAACTTCTCGGGATCAGGGATGCCTCTGAATCATCAGAGGAGTCGCTGTCAGATACGGCAAATGCACTGGCTGAAAATGCCCGGAATGCCGGTGAGCTGGGACGATTTATGTCGGTGGCCCGTGTGGCGGCAGGTGGCGGGGTTGCCGTACTGGCCGCGCTTGCTGCCGCCGCCTGGCAGGCAGAGCAGGCTGACCGGGCCTTATTGCGTTCACTGATCCTGACCGGAGGGGCGGCTGCCACCACAACGGCAGAATTGTGGAAAATGGCCGGGGTGATCAGCGATGAAGCCGGTGGTGGTATCAGACAGGCGGCAGAAAATCTGGCCCGTCTGGCAGAAAGCGGGAAATATACCGCCGGGCAGCTACGGATCATGGGGGAAACCTCTCAGAGATGGCTGCAGACGGTGGGGGACGATGCCTGGAAGGTGGAAAAAGCCTTTGAAGGGATTGCAGCAGATCCGGTGAAGGCGCTGGCCTCCCTGAATCAGCAGTATAACTTCCTGAGCGTTTCCCAGTTACGCCATATTGATGAGCTTGAGCGCACGAAAGGTAAACAGGCTGCGGTGACGGAGGCGATATCCCTGTTTGCGGATGTCATGAATGCACGTCTGGAGCAACTTGATAAAGCGGCCACGCCGGTGGAAAAAATCTGGGACGATGTTAAAACCTGGACTTCTGACGCATGGGCATGGATAGGTGATCATACACTGGGGGCACTCAGTCTGATCACTGACGTGGTGGCCGGAACCGTTGAACAGGTGAAGCTGCTGCTTGTGCAGGGGGATCTGGCGCTGGCTGAATTTATTCAGTCAGCCTGGGAAACGACAAAGAATGTGCCCGGCGTTGGTGCGTTGTTTGGTGAACTGGCAGAAGAGAACCGCGTATTTATTGAGAAAACAAAACGCGATGAACTGGCGCTGAGAAAATCCATTGCGGAACGGGATGCGCGTATACGCCAGGGGGAAATGGGGTACATCAACCGCTCGCGTGCAACAGGCGTCAGCAAAGGTCCTGGGCAGCAGGAAGCCGTCAGCCGTCTGGCTGAAGAGCTGACAGGTAAAAAGCATACATCACCGAAAACGCGCTCTGCCGGGGAGAGGGAAGAGGAGCAGGCAAGAGAGGCTCTGCTTGCCCTTGAAGCTGAGCTCAGGACGCTGGAAAAACACAGCGGTGCGAATGAGAAAATCAGCCGGCAGCGCCGTGATTTATGGAAGGCGGAAAGTCAGTATGCGGTCCTGAAAGAGGCTGCCACGAAACGGCAGTTATCTGAGCAGGAAAAATCCCTGCTGGCCCATGAGAAAGAAACGCTGGAGTACAAACGCCAGCTGGCTGAGCTGGGCGACAAGATTGAACACCAGAAACGGCTGAATGAGCTGGCACAGCAGGCGGCGCGGTTTGAACAGCAGCAGAGCGCGAAGCAGGCGGCAATCAGCGCAAAAGCCCGCGGACTCACCGACCGTCAGGCGCAGCGGGAGTCGGAAGAGCAGCGCCTTCGTGAGGTGTACGGTGATAATCCGGCTGCGCTGGCGAAGGCCACATCTGCACTGAAGAACACCTGGTCTGCGGAGGAGCAGCTTCGTGGAAGCTGGATGGCCGGGATGAAGTCCGGCTGGGGCGAGTGGGCGGAAAGTGCGACGGACAGTTTTTCGCAGGTTAAAAACGCGGCCACGCAGACCTTTGACGGTATTGCACAGAATATGGCAGCGATGCTGACCGGCAGCGAACAGAACTGGCGTGGTTTCACCCGTTCTGTGCTGTCCATGCTGACAGAGATTTTTCTGAAGCAGGCGATGGTGGGGATAGTCGGGAGTATCGGCAGCGCCATTGGCGGTGCTTTCGGTGGCGGCGCATCCGCGTCAGGCGGTACAGCCATTCAGGCTGCGGCGGCGAACTTCCATTTCGCGACCGGGGGATTTACGGGGACGGGGGGTAAATATGAACCTGCGGGGATTGTTCATCGCGGGGAGTTTGTCTTCACGAAGGAGGCGACCAGCCGGATTGGTGTCGGCAATCTGTACCGCCTGATGCGGGGCTATGCGGAAGGTGGTTATGTCGGCGGTGCCGGAAGTCCGGCGCAGATGCGGCGGGCGGAAGGCATTAATTTTAATCAGAACAATCACGTGGTGATTCAGAACGACGGCCCCAACGGGCGGGCAGGGCCGCAGCTGATGAAAGCGGTGTATGAGATGGCCCGCAAGGGGGCACAGGATGAACTCCGGCTGCAGTTGCGTGATGGCGGTATGTTATCAGGGAGCGGTGGATGAAAACCTTTCGCTGGAAAGTGAAGCCGGATATGGAGGTGAACTCGCAGCCATCGGTGCGTGAAGTGCGTTTTGGTGACGGGTACTCACAGCGTATGGCGGCAGGGCTGAATGCTGACCTGAAAACATACAGGGTGACGCTTTCCGTGACCCGGGAGGAGGCCCGGCATCTGGAAGCGTTCCTGGCAGAGCACGGTGGCTGGAAGGCATTTTTGTGGAAGCCACCCTATGCATACCGGCAGATAAAGGTGACCTGTGCCGGGTGGTCTGCGCGGGTCGGGATGTTGCGCGTTGAGTTCAGCGCGGAGTTTAAGCAGGTGGTGAACTGATGCAGGATATTCACGAAGAAAGTCTGAGCGAGTCGGTTAAATCAGAGCAGTCACCGCGGGTGGTACTCTGGGAAATTGACCTGACGGTGCAGGGTGGTGAGCGGTATTTTTTCTGTAATGAGCTGAATGAAAAAGGGGAGCCGGTCACCTGGCAGGGGCGGAAGTACCAGGCGTACCCGATTGATGGCAGCGGCTTTGAAATGAACGGGAAAGGCAGCAGTGCCAGACCGTCGCTGACGGTGTCCAATCTGTTCGGTCTGGTCACCGGGATGGCGGAAGACCTGCAGAGTCTGGTGGGGGCCACGGTGGTCCGCCGTCGGGTGTATGCGCGTTTTCTGGATGCGGTGAATTTCGTTGCGGGCAATCCGGAAGCGGACCCGGAGCAGGAGCTGAGCGACCGCTGGGTGGTGGAGCAGATGTCGGAGCTGACAGCCATGACGGCCTCGTTTGTGCTGGCCACACCGACCGAGACGGACGGGGCGCTGTTTCCTGGTCGCATCATGCTGGCGAACACCTGTATGTGGGATTACCGGGGAGATGAATGCGGGTATAACGGTCCTGCGGTGGCGGATGAGTTCGACAACCCCACCACGGATATCCGTAAGGACAGATGCAGCAAGTGCATGCGCGGGTGTGAGATGCGCGGCATGGTGGCTAATTTTGGCGGTTTCCTTTCCATTAATAAACTTTCGCAGTAAATCCAATGACACAGACTGAATCAGCGATTCTGGCGCATGCCCGGCGGTGTGTGCCTGCGGAGTCGTGCGGCTTAGTGGTGAGAACGCCGGAGGGGGAGCGGTATATCCCTTGTGTGAATATTTCCGCAGAGCCGGAGGCGTATTTTCGTATTGCACCGGAAGACTGGCTGCGGGCAGAGATGCAGGGGGAGATTGTGGCACTGGTCCACAGTCATCCCGGTGGGCTGCCCTGGCTGAGCGAGGCTGACCGGCGGCTGCAGATAAAAAGCGCACTGCCCTGGTGGCTGGTCTGCCGGGGTGACATTCACAAATTCCGCTGTGTGCCACATCTGACAGGACGGCGCTTTGAGCACGGGGTGACGGACTGTTACACGCTGTTCCGGGATGCTTATCATCTGGCGGGGACTGAGATGCCGGATTTTCATCGCGAGGATGACTGGTGGCGCAACGGTCAGAACCTTTACCTGGACAATATGGCGGTCACCGGCTTTTACCGGGTGCCCCTGTCCTCTGCACAGGCGGGCGATATTCTGCTGTGCTGCTTTGGTGCTTCGGTACCGAACCATGCCGCCATTTACTGCGGCAACGGTGAGCTGCTTCATCATCTGCCTGAACAACTGAGTAAACGGGAGAGGTATTCCGAAAAATGGCAACGACGAACGCATTCTGTCTGGCGTCACCGCCACTGGCACGCATCTGCCTTCACGGGGATTTACAACGATTTGGCCGCCGCCTCAGCCTGTATGTGAACACGGCAGCGGAAGCCATCCGGGCGCTGTCGTTACAGGTGCCGGGCTTTCGCCGTCAGATGAACGAAGGCTGGTACCAGATACGTATTGCCGGTTATGACACGGCACCGGAGGCGGTGTACGCCCGTCTTCACGAACAGCTGGGTGAGGGAACGGTCATCCATATTGTGCCGCGACTGGCCGGGGCCGGAAAGGGTGGACTGCAGATTGTGCTGGGGGCGGCAGCCATCGTGGGCTCTTTCTTCACGGCCGGAGGCTCGATGGCGTTATGGGGTACAGCCCTGAGTGCCGGTGGTTTTTCTGCCACCACGATGCTGTTTTCACTGGGTGCCAGCATGATACTGGGCGGAGTGGCCCAGATGCTGGCCCCGAAGGCAAAAACACCGGATTACCGCGCAACGGATAACGGTAAACAGAACACGTACTTTTCCTCACTGGACAACATGATTGCCCAGGGCAACCCGATGCCGGTGCCCTACGGTGAAATGCTGGTTGGTTCACGACGTATCTCTCAGGACATCAGCACCCGTGATGAAGGCGGGGGCGGAAAGGTGGTGGTTATTGGTCGACAGGGATAAAACATAAAAAAATCCCGCAGTGATCGCGGAGCTGCGGGGACAGACAAATGAAGATTAATGTTAAGGAGTTGTTTTGGTTACTCGGGCAAAAAAACACTAACGCAGCGAAATTATAAGCGCCACAGTCAGTGTGTGAAAATGTGAAGATATTCAGAAATTTTATTCCGTCATGACGCAGGCACCCGGTGAGGTGCCTGTTGTTTTTGTGAGTGAACAATTATCACGGTAAGAGGTGATGTAATGGGCAAAGGCGGCGGCAGGGCGCACACACCGCGCGAGGCGAAGGATAATCTCAAATCCACGCAGATGATGAGCGTGATTGATGCGGTTGGTGAGGGACCGATAGAAGGCCCGGTGAAAGGCCTGCAGAGTATTCTGGTGAACAAAACCCCGCTGACGGACACGGACGGTAATCCCGTGATACACGGTGTGACCGCGGTCTGGCGCGCCGGGGAGCAGGAGCAGACACCACCGGAAGGCTTTGAGTCCTCCGGAGCTGAAACTGTACTGGGTGTGGAAGTGACGAAGGCAAAACCGGTGACACGCACCATTACGTCAGCGAACATTGACCGCCTGCGGGTGACCTTCGGGGTGCAGTCACTGGTGGAGACCACGTCAAAGGGTGACCGTAATCCGACGTCTGTCCGCCTGCTGATTCAGCTTGAGCGTGGTGGTAAATGGATGACGGAAAAGGATGTCACCATTAACGGCAAGACCACCTCGCAGTTCCTGGCGTCGGTGATTCTGGATAATCTGCCGCCCCGGCCCTTTAACATCCGGATGGTCAGGGAGACGGCGGACAGCACCACGGACCAGCTGCAGAATAAGACGCTCTGGTCGTCATACACCGAAATCATCGATGTGAAACAGTGCTACCCGAACACGGCCATTGTGGGGCTGCAGGTGGATGCGGAGCAGTTCGGCGGCCAGCAGATGACGGTGAACTACCATATCCGCGGTCGCATCATCCAGGTGCCGTCAAACTATGACCCGGAAAAACGCACGTACAGTGGTATCTGGGACGGCAGTCTGAAACCGGCATACAGCAACAACCCGGCCTGGTGTCTGTGGGACATGCTGACTCACCCGCTCTACGGCATGGGAAAACGTCTGGGGGCGGCGGATGTGGACAAGTGGGCGCTGTATGCCATCGGGCAGTACTGCGACCAGACGGTCCCGGATGGTTTCGGGGGCACAGAGCCGCGGATGACCTTTAATGCGTACCTGGCACAACAGCGTAAGGCGTGGGACGTTCTCAGTGATTTCTGCTCGGCGATGCGCTGTATGCCGGTATGGAACGGCCAGACGCTGACGTTCGTTCAGGACCGCCCGTCGGATGTGGTGTGGCCGTACACCAACTGCGATGTGGTGGTGGATGATAACGGCGTGGGGTTTCGCTACAGCTTCAGCGCCCTGAAGGACCGCCACACGGCGGTGGAGGTGAATTACACCGACCCGCAGAACGGCTGGCAGACCTCCACGGAACTGGTGGAAGACCCGGAAGCCATACTGCGCTACGGACGCAACCTGCTGAAGATGGACGCGTTCGGCTGTACCAGCCGCGGTCAGGCCCACCGTGCCGGGCTGTGGGTGATAAAGACCGAACTGCTGGAAACGCAGACGGTGGACTTCACGCTCGGGTCACAGGGGCTGCGTCACACACCCGGTGACATTATTGAAATCTGTGATAACGACTATGCCGGGACCATGACCGGCGGACGTATCCTGTCCATTGATGCTGCCACCCGCACCCTGACGCTGGACCGTGAGGTTACCCTGCCGGAGACAGGTACATCGGCGGTGAACCTGATTAACGGCAGCGGTAAGCCGGTGAGTGTGGACATCACCGCACACCCCGCGCCGGACCGGATACAGGTCAGTACCCTGCCTGATGGTGTGGAGACATACGGGGTGTGGGGACTCTCCCTGCCGTCACTGCGCCGTCGCCTGTTCCGCTGTGTCTCCGTCCGGGAAAACACGGACGGCACCTTTGCCATCACGGCGGTGCAGCACGTACCGGAAAAAGAAGCCATCGTGGATAACGGTGCCCGCTTTGAGCCGCAGTCAGGCTCCCTGAACAGCGTCATCCCACCGGCAGTGCAGCACCTGACGGTGGAGGTGAGCGCAGCTGACGGCCAGTATCTGGCACAGGCGAAATGGGACACGCCGCGGGTGGTGAAGGGGGTGCGCTTCAGTCTGCGACTGACCAGCGGAAGCGGAGAAGACAGCCGTCTGGTGACCACCGCTATCACTGCGGATACAGAGCATCGTTTCAGTGGTCTGCCGCTCGGGGAATACACCCTGACAGTCAGGGCAATTAACAGTTATGGCCAGCAGGGCGAACCGGCCACCACCACCTTCCGGATTAACGCGCCAGCAAAACCCGCCACCATTGAACTGACGCCGGGGTATTTTCAGATAACAGCGGTACCGGTGCTGGCGGTGTATGACCCGACGGTACAGTTTGAATTCTGGTTCTCAGAAAAACGCATCACGAACACGGCACAGGTGGAAAAATCTGCCCGTTATCTGGGGACTGGCAGTCAGTGGACTGTCTCCGGCCCGCACATTAAGCCCGGGAAGGATTTCTGGTTTTATGTACGCAGCGTTAACCTGGTGGGGAAATCTGCTTTTGTTGAAGCCAGTGGACGGGCCAGCAATGATGCAGAAGGGTATCTGGGGCTGTTTCGGGAAAAAATAGGAAAACTGCATCTGGCTCAGGGGCTGTGGGAGCTGATAGACAACAGCCAGCTTGCGGATGAGATGGCGGAGATGAAGACCACCATCACCGAAACCCGCAATGAAATCACACAGACGGTCAGTAAAACGCTGGAGGACCAGAGCGCCACCATACAGCAGATACAGCGCGTGCAGAAGGACACAAATGATGACCTTGCTGCACTTTACATGCTGAAGGTACAGAAAACAAAAAATGGCATACCCTATGTTGCCGGTATTGGAGCGGGGATTGAGGATACTGATGGCCAGCCCCTGAGCAACATACTGCTGCTGGCTGACCGTATTGCGATGATTAACCCGGAGGACGGCAACACCACGCCGTTATTTGTGGCGCAGGGGAATCAGTTGTTCATGAACGATGTGTTCCTGAAGCGGCTGTTTGCGGTGAGTATCACCTCGTCCGGCAATCCCCCGACGTTTTCCCTGACGCCGGAGGGCAGGCTGACCGCAAGAAATGCTGATATCAGCGGTAACGTGAATGCGAATTCCGGGACGCTCAACAACGTCACGATTAACGAGAACTGTCGGGTTCTGGGAAAACTGTCCGCGAACCAGATTGAAGGCGATCTCGTTAAAACAGTGGGCAAAGCTTTCCCCCGGGATTCCCGTGCACCGGAGCGGTGGCCATCAGGGACCATTACCGTCAGGGTTTATGACGATCAGCCGTTTGACCGGCAGATTGTTATTCCGGCGGTGGCATTCAGTGGCGCTAAGCATAAGAGAGAGCATACTGATATTTACTCCTCATGCCGTCTGATAGTGCGGAAAAACGGTGCTGAAATTTATAACCGTACCGCGCTGGATAATACGCTGATTTACAGTGGCGTTATTGATATGCCTGCCGGTCACGGTCACATGACGCTGGAGTTTTCGGTATCAGCATGGCTGATGAATAACTGGTATCCCACAGCAAGTATCAGCGATTTGCTGGTTGTGGTGATGAAGAAAGCCACCGCAGGCATCAGTATCAGCTGAATTTTATAACCCATATACGGGCGCCAGAAATGGCGCCTTTTTTATTGCAGAAAAGCGAGAGGTAATTATGCGTAAAGTTTGTGCAGCCATTTTGTCCGCAGCCATCTGTCTGTCCGTATCCGGTGCGCCTGCATGGGCGTCTGAACATCAGTCCACACTGAGCGCGGGGTATCTTCATGCCCGTACGAACGCTCCCGGCAGCGATAATCTGAACGGGATTAACGTGAAATACCGTTATGAGTTTACGGACGCGCTGGGGCTGATTACGTCCTTCAGTTATGCCAATGCTGAAGATGAGAAAAAAACGCACTACAGCGATACCCGCTGGCATGAAGATTCCGTTCGTAACCGCTGGTTCAGCGTAATGGCGGGGCCGTCTGTGCGCGTGAATGAATGGTTCAGCGCGTATGCGATGGCGGGTGTGGCTTACAGCCGTGTGTCGACTTTCTCCGGGGATTATCTCCGCGTAACTGACAACAAGGGGAAAACGCACGATGTGCTGACCGGAAGTGATGACGGTCGCCACAGCAACACGTCTCTGGCGTGGGGGGCTGGCGTGCAGTTTAACCCGACCGAATCCGTGACCATTGACCTTGCTTATGAAGGTTCCGGTAGTGGCGACTGGCGAACGGATGCATTTATTGTTGGTATCGGATACCGTTTCTGACAACAGACGCCGATTTATCTTCTGTAAATATTGTTATGATACGCAGGTTCATCCACCTTATGGGGTGAACTGCGTTTGAGGAAACGTAAAGTTACACTGTCCTGAAGCCCGTGGCGTCACTGCTGCGGGCTTTTTTTATTGGTGGAAAAGTATGACAGTAAAAATTTCTGGCGTGCTTAAAGATGGCACAGGAAAACCAGTACAGAACTGCACCATTGTGCTGAAGGCCAGACGAACCAGCAGCACGGTGGTGGTGAACACGGTGGCCTCTGAAAATCCGGATGAAGCCGGACGTTACAGCATGGATGTTGAGCATGGTCAGTACAGCGTCACCCTGCTGGTTGAAGGTTTTCCGCCTTCACATGCCGGGACCATCACCGTGTATGAAGATTCCCGACCCGGTACGCTGAATGATTTTCTCGGTGCCATGACGGAGGATGATGCCCGTCCTGAGGCACTGCGCCGTTTTGAACTGATGGTGGAAGAGGTGGTGCGTAACGCAGAGGAGGCGAAGAAGAATGCCGGAGAGGCGGAGACGTCAGCGAGGAATGCCGGCATATCAGCCAGTCAGGCAGAAGAGAGCGCTGCAAATGCTGACACTTCAGCAGGGGAGGCATCGGAGTCAGCCCGGCAGGCGGCAGAAAGTGCAGCCTCAGCAAAGCAGTCAGAGGATGCGTCCTCGTCCTCGGCTTCTGCGGCCGCTCAAAAAGCCAGTGAGTCATCACAAAGTGCAGCAGATGCTGAATTGTCAAGAAAGACGGCAGAAAGTGCAGCCGGTAATGCAGCCAGGGATGCAACGACCGCAGCAGAAAAAGCCCGGGAGTCAGCAGAAAGCGCACAGTCAGCGGAACAAAGCAGGATAGCGGCGGAAGACGCCGTAAACCGAATCCCCACCGTGGTGGGACCTCCCGGGCCAAAGGGGGAACAGGGGCCCGCTGGCCCTCAGGGGCCGAAGGGCGACCCGGGGGAGACGCAAATACGGTTCCGTCTGGGGCCGGGAAACATTATTGAGACAAACAGCCATGGCTGGTTCCCGGATACAGATGGCGCACTCATCACCGGACTGACCTTTCTTGACCCCAAAGATACCACACGGGTTCAGGGTTTTTTTCGGCATTTGCAGGTCAGGTTTGGTGACGGGCCGTGGCAGGATGTTAAGGGGCTGGATGAAGTGGGCAGTGATACAGGCAGAACAGGAGAATGACATGAACAGTAAGCGGCTCGTCAGAACCGTATTGATATTTACTGAGAGCTCAGATCAACTTTCCAGGGCAACAGATCGCGTACCCGGTTTGCCGGCCAGTCCTGG